TATCGATGACCATGCATCATTCCCATATGACAAGTCAATAAGAGTAAGAACAGTAGAACAACTAAAACAACTGATAGATGAAAGGAAAGGTTAAAGTAATAGTAAGGGTTGCGGCAGAACACCCTGACGCTGAGACATTCAAATGTCTTGGGAATAAGATTGTGCTAAAGGCAGAGAGTTACGATCATGCTTATGAGTTTTCAATGACAATGCTTAACTTGCGAGACTCAAAAAAGTTTGAGTACGGAGACTTGATGTTCTTCAATAATGGAATACTAATAGAGATAGACAGATGAAGAAAGAAGAGAAACAAGCAATCATTGATATACTCACTAAGTGGAGGGATATGATAGGAGTTGATGGCAGGAGCGTTGACATATTGATAGACAGAGTTAATCAGATATACATTCCAGAGCCGATAGACATACAAGAGGTAGATGTCATCAAGGCGGACATTGCTGAGATGTGCAGTCAGATAAAGTATGATATCAAGCAGAACAAAGTTCGTGGGATTGATAACACCACCAAGAGGATGGCAATCTACAAGGCTTCTGAGATAAAGTATGGTAGAACTTCAAGCATGGAGTGTGCGGTTAAAGAGTTCTTCGACAAGGATAGAACCACATTGATTTATTGGAGGAATAAGTCAGATGACCTTATTGATGTAAAAGACCCTATGTTCGTAAGGTATGTTAACGAGTTAATTTAACCAAAACAGAGAAAACATGAAATCAAGAGAAAAAGCAATTGCATGGTGGAATACACTGTCCGATAGCGATAAGGCAGACGCAACTAGGATGGTAATTTCTGATAAGCGTAGTCACAAATCGCTAACAGGAAGTGAGATTGAGAAAATCTACAATTGGACACTTGAAAACTAAATGGGTATGCAGTCAATTTACTCCGTTTCCAAATGAAACATTAGAATGAAAGACTTACTAAAACAGGCATTCCAAGCAGGAAGAGACTTTGGACATGCAATGGGAACTGGAAGACCAACATACGGATTGACATTTGATGAATGGTATTCTGAAAAAGCAAAGCAAGCATTAAGTATAGCCAAGCTTCATAGTACAGGCAAGGATGAACTAACTAAAACTGATTGAGATGGAACACTTGGATATAGTGATTTGGATAATAGGATATTCGATAGCCGTAGAAGTAGGAAAAGTAAGCGATTCATACGTTGCTAAAAATAACGGTGAACGATATACGCCTAAAGGTATAAGTGACGCTTCAATTTCTATTTTCCTGATTGTACTAGTATTGCTAATAATATTCTAACGACATAATGGGGAGAAATGAAAACACGAGATGAAATAGAGGCGATCGCTTTGGAGTTTTATCCTAAAGAACCCGTAGGATTAAGGGCTGATAAAAATGGTAATTACACCGATGATAGTGAAGTTATTTATTCGGGTGGATGTAAAAGAGAAGCCTTCATCAAAGGATACGAACTAGCCCAACAGAACCAAACCAAATGCGGCTTGTGCGTTGAACCAGCTACGGAATTGACAAACGAAAAACATTCTGAAAGCCTTGATACCAAAGAAAATGAGGGTTCGGAATTACCAAAGGAAAAGTACTAAGATGAAACGCTATCAAGTAAGACGCTGGGATAAGCGCAACACGCTACAATTTAAGAAGTTTGCATACCCACTGTGGTTTATGATGAACTTAGTTACTATAGGATTAATTTATTCAATGACAATTTAAAGACAGGAACAATGACAGAAGAAGAAGCAAACAAGAAATTATCAGAGATAGTTAAGTCTATGGCTGAACTTGGAACATACGGTGGGGAATATCTTGAAGGAACACCATTAAATATGATATTCTTAGGATTATCTACAGCACTATTATGCACTGGAGGTGTAAATCAAGATGATATTGATAACGATATGGCTAGATCGTCAGTTGACCTACTTGAAGCATTGGAGTCTGTTATTCAATCTTCCAGGCTTTTGAAAGAGATTGACATACAGAATCAGATAAACGACCTATTTAAATAATTCGTAATGGGGTGGATTAAGATTGACAGGAACATAACTGAGCATTGGTTGTGGACTGACGAGAAGAAACTGAAGTGGTGGTTGACCATACTTCTTGATGTGAATTACTCGGACAGGAAGATGGCACTTGGGTACAATACCTATGAGATAAAACGTGGTCAATCACCTAACAGTATAAGGACTTGGGCAAGCATTTTTAAGACAGGAACGAAGTCAGTTGTAAGGTTCTTGGATATGCTTGAGAAAGAGGGTTTGATAACGAAGGAAACAATAGGAAATGGGAAACACTCAACAACACTCGTAACTGTCTGTAAATACGATAGTTACGACCACTCAGGAAACACAAAGGAAACGCAAGAGACAACAGTAAGTACCACGCAAGTGGATACGCAAGTGGATACGCAAGGGGGTGACATAAGAAGAAAGGAAGAAAGAAAAGAAGGAAAAAAAGAAACAAATAACATAAATGCTCCAAGCATAAACGAGGTGATTGAGTATGTTGTAGAATGTGGGTATCCTCAATCCATTGCAGAGAAATTCCACGCACACTACACTGTAAGAGGGTGGGTTGTAAAGGATGGTTCTAAGGTTGATAATTGGAAGGCTCTTATGAACAACACTTGGTTCAAGAATAAGAAGAAGTCAGTTGTCAAAGCCCCACCGTTAGAGCCTGGTTGGAAGTATGTTGGACTGTCTGAGGCTTATGATATTGTACGTGATCAAAATAATGTAAGTTTGTCCGAGCAAGTGAAGATTGGTGCAGGAGATGATTTCGTAAGGAAGATGATGAACAGAGACCCATCTTACCACAATGTAGGTGAAGGATGGAAATACAGAAAGACCACATGAAGAAACTGTTTGAAAGAGAGATAAGCATTTACGAGAGCCTGTATGATGTGGATTCAAGCCATGTGATAACTGTAGGTCAGGCTCTTGGTCGTATCAAGAAAGGTAAGAGCAAGGATAAGGTTGAGCAGATACGTAGGCTTGGTAGTGGTAAAGAGCGTGATAGTGTTAAGAAGAGTCTGCCATCTCCGTTGTTCTCTGGTGTGTTCAAGTCACGTAACGATAACAACATAATCTCATACACTGGTCTGATATGTTTGGACTTTGATCACTGCAAGATAGTTGAGAAGATGTCCGAGCTGAAGAGGAATAAGTACGTGATAGCGTGTTGGGTTTCTCCGAGTGGAAATGGAGTGAAGGCTTTGGTAGAGGTGTCGCAACCAGAAAGACATCTTCAGCACTTCGATGCCATGCTTGAGGACTTCAAAGACCTTGATCCTACAGGAAGGAATCTTAGTCGTATATGTTTTGAGTCATATGATCCAGATATGTACATCGCACGTAAGTGGGAGGTGTATGACAGGATGGTTGAGAAGGTGTATGATGCCGTTCCTGTCAAAGTAACAACCGAGAACAGCATCTACGAGAAACTCAAGAAGTGGATGATAAACAAGGGCGAGGGATTCTTTGAAGGTAACCGTAACAACTTCGTATTCAAACTTGCCTGTGGATGTTTGAGGTTCGGTCTTTCGAAAGAAGAGATAAGAAACCCTATGATCGGAGACTTCTGCGGAGGTTCATTCACCGTAAAGGAATTGGATATTATCATCAACTCTGTCTACAGGAACTACGCATCAGATTTCGGTACTGCTGAGTTCACTGACGATGACAGACTCATACACACAGTAACAAGGGAAAGCATTGAGCAGCAACTTGAGTCGTTGGACGGTCCGCTTGAAGATGTGATATACCTGAACGACATCTTCGCAGATATGTTGAAGGACTTCCACTCTGGAAATCAGAAAGGAGAGACAACACACTTCAACGGAATTGATGAAAGATTCAGATGGTGTAGGGGAGAGATAACAATCGTTGGAGGAATAGGAAACTTTGGAAAGTCTACAATGATGCTACAGCTAATGCTTATGAAATCATTGATGGACGGATACAAGTGGGCAGTATTCTCTCCAGAGCAGTATCCGCCAAAGTTCTTTTACAATCAGTTGATTCATGCTATGGTAGGAAAGTCACCTTACAAGCACCATCAGAATCAGATGTCTGAGGATGAGTATAGAAAGGCGGCAGAGAAACTGAACGATAAGTTCTACTTCATTTACCCTGAGAAGGAGATGCCTAGTCAGGAGTACATCAACAGAAAGTTCGTTGAGGCGATGATCAAGCACAATATAGATGGATGTATGATAGATCCGTTCAATGCGATATACAGAGACAGGCGAAATAACCTGCGTGACGATCAGTTCTTGGAAGACTTCTTCCGAGTGCAGAAGAAGTTCGCATTAGAGAACAATATCTACATGGTTATTGTGGCACACCCTAACAGTTCCATACAGAAGGATGAAAGAACAGGAGACTACAAGTGTCCGAGGGTATATGACTTCGCAGGTGGCGCAATGTGGAACAACAAGGCAGATAACATCATCATGTTTCATAGACCATACTACAACTCACAGCCACAGGACTCAACATCTCAGTTCATATCTCAGAAGATCAAAAAGAAGGAACTGAATGGAACCACTGGGGAATGTATGTTGACATACGATGTTATGAAGGGAAGATTCTACGATGACGGAATTAATCCATTGGAGCGCGACCAGCATGAGTACGTTGTGCCTGAACATGGATTCTCCAATGCAATGAGACAGCCAAGTATGTGGCACGATGATGATGATTTGGAAGAAGTTCCATTTTAGGACTCAATTACATTACGATCTGATAAATTAAATTAGCAGAATGAAGAAAAAAGAAAGAATTATTGATAGGATGATGAGTCTTCAATGGCAAATCGACAGGTATACTCAAAGGTTAAATGAACTAATTAAGCAAAAGAAAGATGAAGAAAAGTTGGGTAACAAAAATTAAGGATAGGACTCCTGAGTGGTTTGAGTACAGACAGAATGGGTTAGGAGCGTCATCTGCCGCCATCGTGTGTGGATTGAGTCCGTACAAACCTACAAAGATGCAGTTGTTCCACGAGAAGGTAGGAACTATGGAGCCAGACAGAACAATGTCTGCACCTGCATTTCATGGAATACATCAAGAGGAGTACGTGGCTCGTCTGTGGGCTTACTACGATGGAACAGAGGAAGGGTATATGAGCAACTTTGAAGCTGGCAATGTAATCCGTAACGCAAGTGAGCTTGTCGGATTCGTACAGAATCCCAAGTACCCACACCTTTACTGCAACCTGGACAGAGTTATTGAGAAAGGTTCACGCAAACTTAACGATGACGGAACTCTATCTGACGAGATAACAACAACGCCATGTCCGTTGGAGATTAAGACGATGAACTCATTCGTCTACAAGAAGTACGATGGTGTTCCTGATATGTACATCATACAGGTTCATCAGCAAATGATGATAATGGAGTGCGACTATTCTGAGATAGCCATACTTATCGATGGAAGAGGATTCAAGGTGTTTCCAATAGAGCGTAACGAGGATATTGTAGACATGATAGCCGAAAGAACATACGAGTTTTGGAGTCGTGTTCTTCAGGGTAGACAGGCTCTTATTCAGGCTGAGATGGCTAAAGAGGACGATGACTTTGAAAAGTACCACGATTACATGGGG